TATTAATCCGTTCAACAGGCCAAAACGAACGTTTTTGGCCTAAATATTTTTTAAAGTCTATTCAAAAATAGTACAAAATAGGACAAAAGGATACTGGTATGGGGGATATACTTTGTACGGGAAAATCTTTTCTGGAGATACATATACTGATTCTACTCTCCATTAATCACTCTGGGGTCAATACGAGTTGACCCTAGTCTGCTACTGCTACCTACTATACTGAATAGAAGGGGGCTGAGCGGATAGCAGTCTTCGGCGCTTGAGTCAGTAAACTGGCGCCTCAGATTAAGTTAAGTTTTAGTGTCAGCCATTCATTCCTTGTCAAGCGGAAAGGCTGCTTGACAATTCCCTTCTGGCTGATGTGTCTGGTTTTTGTAATCAGTAAATTACTGGTTACCGCATTGGGATTTTCCCCTTGCGCTTAGTGCTAGGGGAAAAGTCCCCTAGTGTAAAGGAGATAGTCATGAATAAGTTCTCATTTGAGAATGCCCGTGTTAACAAAGTCTGGGATAACAAGAACCGTTTCAATCTTGGTATCCTTGACAGCAGAGCAGTTGCTCAACCAGACGGTTCCTACCAATCCGTCTTCGTTGCCTCCCGTATCGTAACAACTGCTAACCCTGACCACCTTGAGTTCATCCGCAAAAATCTTGTGGATACTCAAGACGCAGTGGTCAACATCAGTGGCTACATGGAAACCAAGGCTGGCAAAAAGCCTGGCACTTGGTATGACAACCTAGTAATCACCGATATCGCACTGGCCTAACCAACCAGCCGATGACATCATTTGCTTTGTCATCTTCTACGCAGTCTTTCTCATGCTCACACGAGAATCCAGCCACATCGCTGGATACTCGTGATGAGTATTGCGTAGAATGTAATCTACTTCAAGAAGGTTCTAGTGCCGAATACGCACTAAACATTCAAGAGATTAATAGAAGTGAGCAGGAGTCAGAACCTGCTCAATCTAGTGATACACCCAATGATAAAGGCTATGGCCATCAATGGACTAACCGTGATGGCGAATACCTAGAAGGTGCATACGATATAACTGACCGTCTTCCTAGTTGGTTATTCCTTGGCAAACATGTCTTCCCTTTGGCTGAACCAGATGAACTTAGTGCTTATCTGGCTCTACCACCATGGGCTACTATTTGTAGCACATGTAATTATCAAATCAATAAGTATATGGGTTGCTTAACCTGCCATATTGGTTACAGAAATACCAAGTATCTATACTGGATAAGTTAAGCAACAGGCAAGGTGGGGTTATTGCCTCACCTTGCCACCAAAAATTTTTTTATTTTGCGGGACCGCAAAGTAGGTTCATTGGAGCACTACGAGTCGAACGGAGATAGCATGGCAAACAATGATAGAAAAAATGGTAAGGCTTATAAGAAAAAGCCAAAAGTTCAAAAGAAAACAGGCAAAACAATAGGTGGGTATAGTCTAGCCAAGTTGGCTATTCGTGCCCAAAAAAGGGGCAAGTAATGTATCTAGACACAGGAACAATGATAGCAATTATGATAGCACTAATAGCCAGCATCTTGACTATTGGCTACTGCATCTATATCATTAAGACACAGAATGAAATCATAGACAGAACTAACTCTATGATTACATACAGACGCAAGCAAGAAAGGTAGATAGCAATGAGAACACTGACAGAACTACACAAAATCAAAGAGGCTTTTGCCTATGCGATGCTAGACCTACTAGATGTATATGATGAGTTAATTGCAACAGGTAGGATTAATGTAGATATGCAGGACATTGACGAGCCAACAGTTAATGACCTTGCCAAAAATCAGGAGGAATCTAATGCTTGATGAAGATACCCCACAATGGGAGCATACCGTGTGGATTATGGCCAAAGTTAGGTGCCGAACTACACATATAAATATAGATACCGCAGGTGATGAAGCCCTTGATGACCCATCAGAGTGGCATGTGTTAGAGTTTGATAAAGGTATTAAGCATAGCCAAGAGATTGTAAGGGTGAAATGATTGACCAGTTCATTACAAATTCATACCTCACACCATCACAATCCTGGACATTCTTACTACTCTTTGGATATATCACATGGAGGTTTATTAGATGAAGAGATTGTTAGCAGGGTATTTAAGTTGGCTACTAGCGTTCTTGTCCGCACCATTCTTGCCCAGTCCAGCAATGGCAGCAGCAGTAGCAACACAATTGCAAGCCAACTGCACAGACACATCTATGTGGACACCACGCATGGCCAAGGCATACGCCCAAGGCTTGATGCAATGGGAGTATCCACATTGGAACAAGTCTGAGTGGCGTGCACTCGCTAAACTATGGGGCAAAGAATCTGCATGGAAACACGATGCAGCCAACCTCAAATCCACTGCATACGGCATAGCCCAAATGTTAAAGACTAAACCTGGAACGCCAGCCCCGCTTCAGATTGAGCGGGGGCTGGCTTACATCCAGCATCGCTACAACAAACCATCAATGGCATGGGCACATTGGCGTGCCAAAGGATGGTATTAACTAACAAAGGAGATATATGGCAAGAGGAAATGGCAGGACAATTAATGTTAAGATACCTACAGTTAAGGTAATTAAAGCATTAGAAACTAAGTTAGCCCAAATAAAGGCTGACTATACAAAGCAAGATGAACTTGAAGCAAAGTATCAAAAAGCCAAGGATAAATGGACAAAAGAACTTGCTGAGTTTGCCGTTGCTAATATCGCAAAGGCTGAAAATCTACGCACAAATTACCGCTCTTGGAACAACATGTTAAATGTTGATTTTGATTTAAATACAAATAGCAAAGAGTTCCCTGCGGAACCTGAGCGTGAGTTTGAATCAATAAATTCTTGTATGTATCGTGATATGGTAAAAGAAATTGAGAATGCTATCCGTATTCTTAAACTTACAGATGAAGAAACAGTATCAACATCTACCTACAATTCAATAGCCAGATACCTATAACAAATCGGGCGCCCGCCAATAGGGGCGCAGCGCCCTCAAACAAAGGAGATAAAATGCTAGACCTAGACTACGACACGCTTCGTGTTGAAGTAAAAGACAAGTTGGTTGAACAAGAAGGAACATACAATCCGCTTGACCGTGATACAAATGTTCGTATTGTTGAGGACATTCGTAAAGCAATTGATGAGTTAGCAGATGGTGTTGTACCATCAGCCCAACACATAGCAGAGGTAGCCATTGCTACCAACGAGAACCTACAAATCCGTGACTTCTTAATGGGTATTCAACTAGAAAAAGACATTGATTATGTAGGTGAATACATATCATTACTTGGTAATGTTGTTGTTAAAGATAAAGCAGTTCCATTAGCCACAGTATTTTGTGGATACTTATATCAAGTTGAAAAAACAGAGCAGGCTAAGTCAATGTTAATTGAAGTATTAAATCTTAACCCAAATTATGCATTGGCTAAATTACTTAGTAGAGTATTTACTGCTGAGTGGCCAGCAGGCGCATTAAAACAAATGGCCGAAGAACTACACCCTAAAATTGTAGATGAAATCTACGCAATAGAAACAAAGGAGATAAACAATGACAACAACAACTGATACAGTTGTATATGGTAAAACAAGAGCAGCAGCCTGGAACAAAGCAGGCGTTGCAGTTGAAGCCACATCAGCCAGTGAGGTAGCCAGTCAAGCAGGATTAGACTGGACAGTTTCACTACATGATATCGAGGCTAACTATCAAATACCTGGCAGCGATACAGTTAATCGCATACCAGTAACAGATAAAAAAGCGGTCATCAAAACAACACCATTCGGTGAAACCACAGCCATTGGTGTAGTTGGTAATCGCTACAAAGTATTTCAAAATGCAGAAATCTTTGGTGCATTAGATAATCTTATTGATAGTAATGGGATTAGATATGCAGCAGCAGGGGAATACGATGGCGGTGCAAAGGTTTGGATGTTGATGGAAACTCCATTGGAAATGACCATCGCCAACGACCCACATGCAGCGTTCTTGTTAGCAAGAACCAGTCATGATGGTAGTAGTTCAGTAATAATTAAACCTATTATTGAAAGACTATTTTGTATGAATCAAATCAATAAGATATACAAACGCAATAACAAGTATACTTATCAACTTAACCATACAACTAATGCTCAACTATCAGTATCAGAAATCAGCCACATCATTCAACTAAGTTATGATATGGCTAATGACTATACAGAATTGGCTAGCAGTTTGTTAAACAAACAGGCTAGTCACGAGCATGCCAAAAATTATTTCAAGAAAGTATTTCCTTTACCTACCAAAATAGAGGAAGCGCCGTATCATCTGTTATCAACAGGTGAAAAGAAACAATTTAATAATGCAATCAATGCTAGAACAAAAGCATTTGATATATACTCAGCCTCACCTACACAAGAGAACATACGAAACACAGAGTTTGGTATGTGGCACGCAGTTATAGAGTGGGCTGACTACAATGCTAAAGGCAAGAATCTTGCAGTTAGCACAATGGCTGGTCGCAATGATGGTATTAAAACCAGAGCACTTGAATTGTTAGTATCATAATGGGTAAAAATTTTGCTACAGAATTAGCCAGTTCTAATACAGATTTAGAATGGCAAATAAAATTACATTTACAACAAAACCATTATCCAATGGTTCCAGTATCTATGGTACAACCTTGTATATCTGCTATTGAAGCATGTAATGAAGAGTGTTATAATAGAATGATAGAACTACCAGACGGCATACTCTGGCGTGGCCAGAGTTCAGCGCCTGCCCACGCCATCGTGGAAGGACACCACCTTGAACCGTGGTTACTACAAGAATAGGAGATAAAATGACAATGTATTACACTGAGTTAGATGGTGCTGAACCAACAGTATCTATTCAAGTAAAGGATACTAAGTATACTTTTACTAATGAATCACTAACTAGATTGATAGAAGAAAAAGAAAGTTTTAAAACAGAATTACTACAGGCTGAACGCAAACTTAGAAGCGCTCAGTTTGATGTAAAAGAATTCTTTCAATCTAGATATGAAGTTGACAACTTTGAAATTGTAGCAGAGGTAGATGATGTTAATGAGTTGCTCAGGCAAATAGGTAGTGAAGAACTAACTAAGACTTGGTCAGCAACAGTAATCATTACAGCCACAGTTACAGGTGTAGAAGCAGCCAGTAAAGAATTAGTTGAAGACATAATTATAGATAGTATTGAACTCAACTTTACTGCTGATGGCGATGCATGGGTAGATGAAATCAAAGTAAATTCAATAGACCCTGAAGCCTAGTATGTGATATACTAATCTTGAGCAGCCCTGGTTTTGGCTATCTCCTTTCTCAGGGCTACTCATAAAGGAGAGTAATGGCAAAAGTAGAAATAGATAGAGATAGGTACGGCAGACCATTAGTAGTGCCACCTAAAGGTGGCAAACCAGTGGCTTATACACGAGCAACTACAATTGCTAACTCATTAGATGATGCTTCAGCATTAACTGCATGGAAAATGCGGATGGCAGCAATAGGTTTAACCACACGACCAGATATATTGTTGTCTATTACTGCAGCACAAGAAGATAAATTAGCAGTTAACTCTTTGATTGAAGATGCTATGGAAATAGCAGGTGCAAACAAAGCAGCCAACATCGGCACAGCAATCCATTCATTTGCTGAACAATTAGATTTAGGACACGACTTAGGCGTGGTACCACCAGAGTGGATGCCAGATATAAAAGCCTACGAACAAGCAACTAAAATTCTCAACAACAGGTTCATTGAACAGTTCAGTGTGTTAGACAAATATAAAATTGCTGGCACACCAGACAGAGTTGTTGAGTATGACGGTGAGTTATTTATTGCAGATATTAAGACTGGTCGCATAGACCATCCAAGTAATATTGCAATACAGTTAGCAATATATGCTAACGGCTTGCCGTATGATAGTGTTACGGCAACCCGTAGCACATGGGGAAATGTAAACAAAGAAAGAGCAATTGTTATCCATCTACCTGCAGGAACAGGCACGTGTAAACTAATGTGGATAGATATACAAGAAGGCTGGAAAGGTTTACAATTAGCAATGAAAGCAAGAAAGTGGAGAGACCAGAAAGGTTTAACCACTACATTTGAATAGGAGAAAAATGAGTAGCACTGAAGCACCAATCAGTATCAATCTCAAAACAGCAGGAGGCACACAGATAACTCTGCGTGCAGAAACAGCAGACCAATTTGCTGACATGATTGCACAAGGTATACACATAATTACCGATGCAGTTACTGAAGTAGAACTAGCAGTGAAAGGGACATCAGCAAGTAAGCCAATGTCTGTATCAGATATTGCTTCTAGTTTTAATTCAAACATCTCATCCACAGAATCAAGTGGAGAAGAAACAGTAGAAGATAAATGGGGTAACACTTGGGTATATAACAAACCAGGTGCACCATCATGTGAACGGGGAGTTATGGTTTTAAAATATGGTAAAGCACAGGCAACTGGCAAACCATATAAAGCATTCTATGACCCAGCAGCAGGTCCTCGTTGGACAGGTCCAAAAATTCCAACTGAACTACGTACTAAGCCAATCTTTGCTTAGTGTTTAACAGTAAACGGGGGCTGAGTCGTGGTGCCCAGCCCCCGTTTATATTAAAGGAGAGTAATGAAAACATTAACTAGAAGTGTTAACAATACAAATGTGGGTGGTGAGCCATTACCTGCTGTGTTTAAAGTATTTGAAAACGCAGGAATTATATTACGTAGAGCAGAGGTAACAGTAATAGCAGGCACTCCAGGTGCAGGCAAGTCATCAATTGCATTAGCAATTGCAGCCAAAACTAAACTGCCAACTCTTTATTTCAGTGCAGATACTAACGCACATACAATGGCAATGAGATTAATTGCTATGACTGGTAACATCAGTCAACAACAAGCAGAACAACTAATCAAACGTCAGCCAGAAAAAGCAAAAGAAGTATTAGCCAATGGTAATCATTTGTTTTGGTGTTTTGAATCTACCCCAACACTAAAAGATTTAGATGAAGAAGTATCAGCATTTGAAACCATATGGGGCAAGAGTCCAGCACTTATAGTTGTAGATAATCTTATGGACATAGCAATGGATGGACACGATGAATTCGGTGGTATGCGTGCAGCAATGAAAGAACTTAAGTATCTAGCCAGAGATACAAATGCAGCATTACTTGTATTGCATCATACCAAAGAAGGATACGAAGGCAGTCCTTGTCAGTCAAGGTCATCAATCCAAGGATTAGTTAATCAAATACCAGCAATGGTATTAACTATTGGTCAAATGAAACAAGCAGATATGAATTATTTGTGCGTAGCAGCAGTTAAAAATCGTTATGGCAAGGCAGACCAAACAGGTAACAATTATGTTACTCTTGCATTTAACCCAGAATCTATGTATTTAGATGATGTTATGATTCGTTATATGCCACAACAACAGGAGTTTGAATGAGTAATTCACGCAAAGCAAAGGGTTCCAAAGCAGAAGCAGATGTAGTTAAATGGTTAAAGCAATGGTATCCCTATGCAGAGCGTAGGATTGCAGGCTCTCAGTTAGACAAAGGTGATATAGCGGGAGTTA